AGCATCCCACCACTGCTCAACAAACTCCTTCGTTAAACCACGAATCAAGTAATCATTAGCATCCTTAATCTCAGGTTGTTTGAACCTAAAGATGTGTGCCTTACTGCCAAATAATTCAGCAACTTGATTAGCAGACTGCTGTCCAGGCTCATCGTTATCAAAGCAGATCACAATCTTATCAAAGGAATCTAGGTACTCAAAGCTTGCTCGGCAATCCTTCAATGCTGAAGTAGCACCACTACGAATCGATACCACAGGATAGCGAGAACCTGTCAACTGATAGCAAGCCAGTGCGTCAAACTCTCCCTCAGTAATCGTGATAGCTCTACCACCTGGAGGGAATTTGTTCTGTCCAAATAGCACAGCACTCTTCCAATCCCCAATAACACTAAACTCCTTAGCAGTAATCGAGCGAGTCTTAGCAGCCACCACCTTACCAGTCATATCACAATATGGAAAGTAGTAGCTTGAGCTATCAGAACCTGCACCAAAGAAGTGCATAGTCTGTGTAGTAATACCACGCTCTACAACTGGGTTAGCTTCTACATTTGCCAATGCCTCTAGGACTGTTTTAAACTGCTTAGGAGAAGAGTTCGTAGGTTGGTTGACCCCTTCCCTTAGGACAGCCTGAACCATCGCCTCTGAGCCCTTCTTATAGGTGCAACACTTATGGCAATACTCATGCCCATCATCGTATAGACTGTTAGCATCCGAAGATCCACAGTTAGTACAAGGTATGTGCTTTAAAAAGTTACTTTCAATTTTCATAGTTAAACTCAGCAGTAGTATCGTGTTCTTTTAATCTAAAGTTCCAGGCATCTACGATATCTTGTAAGACTACATCGATACCATAGCGACCAGCACAATCAATCATATTTTGTATTGCGAAATGATAGTGCATCTCTTCTTCGTAGTTATCTTCCATAGTTACTCCTTAATTAAACTCCTAAGTATATATTAATAAATATAATTATATAAAATACTATCTATATAGTTTAACTACTAAGTAGATAGTATATCATACTTAAACGTCATTGTCAACTCTATTATCCATACGACCAAAGGAATCATATTCATTACTGTCTAGTCCTTCGTCACCATCATAGTCTTCGTCTTCATCATACAAGTCTGACCTCTCATAAGTTAGTAAGTCATCACTAACAGTAGCGTAACATTTATTACACATGTCTAAGTACTCATTGGTGTGTACACTCTTACGTGTAGCCTCAAAATCAGACAGTAATTTATTGCAACAGTAGCATCTCATAGTAGTGCATCTCCTAAGTTTTTATAAGCCCAGTTAAATTTATTCTCAGCGTTACGCTTACGCTCTATCCCAAGTACTTGAATCTTAAAGCTTTTATCTAGTCTTAGGAATCTCTCTGCCTCTTCTTTATAACCAAAGATTCTAACTACTGAACCATCATAATCTAAAATCTTATATAGCTTTCTCATTGTAGTACTCCGTATAAGTAACAAGATAATTCTAACCCGATATAGTATAACACATGTCCACCAAAGTAAGCAAGTGCAAACCATAAAATATATTTAATGTACTTGTCTTCGTTGTCTATCATAAATCTCTCCCGATATAATAAGCTAAGCAAAACCAAACGAATAATATAACTGTCTTGTAATCAATCTCCATCGGCATAGCCTCTAGCGACATCCCTCCAATAGTTTAATACCTTGTCTTTAATATCCTGAGGAGCAAGATTAAAGGGAATCTCCTCGAAGACTGTACCATTATGCCCTGTCTCAGCGAGACCCTCATACCATTGAGAGTCTTTCTTCCAATAGAATTCTCCCTCAGGATCTTCTACCATGTTATGGATACGCTCCTCAATTAATTCCTCATCATAGTCTTCATCATCTGGCTCGTAATACTTATCGTTATAGTATCCGCTATCGTATCTATTCATATACTCCTCCTCAATTAATAATTGTTTAAGCTTACCCATTAGTCTTCACCTAATTCATAGTGACAATAATCTGCTACTCCTCTATCATACCCTAATTTATACCTATGGTGCATCTCCTCATCCTCATAAGGGTTATCATAAAATCCTTCTGACCTACCATCAAAGTAACCTCTAGCGTATTCGTACATATTATGCTATCCTATAAAAATGTTTTACTCTAGCCCTTGGATTAGGCTCGTGGTTATCATACCATACTCCATCAATTAAAGCTAGAGCATGATTAGATTTTACCACAATATAGCGTCCCTTAGGGTATTGCTTAGCGAACTTTTCTAATGTCATATTCAAATAAGTAGGCATCCTCCAATTACCCCTTACCTTAATGACATCATCCTCATTGTCTATATTGTAATCCTTCTCAGCATTCATTAGCCAATTGATAGAGCAAGACATCATAAGAGTACTGCATCCCCTACCATGTACCCTCCCGAATGCCTTATAAACCTTATAGACATCATAGTAAGGTATATCTAGAGCTATTGCAGTTGCATTCAATGCACAAGAGTCTCTATCCTCATGCTTTTCATGTACTAACTTTTTAATATATTCCATAAGTAATTCCTCCTAAGTATTGTATAAGTTTAACTCTTGATTGAGTAGTTTATCGACAATCTTTTTATAAACTTCTGCTTTACTTTTATAGTAATGGTAATCTCTATCACCTTCTCTAAAGTTTTCGTACCTATTCCACTCTTTATGGTTTAGAATGTCAATGGTTAAACTAGTATCTCCATAATAAGACTTAAACCCATGGATATTGTAATGAGCGATAAACCCTGAGCATAAATATAAATACTTGTACCCAGTCCCATTAAGTTTACTAATATCTGAGCATGCCTTAACTACGTTATTCACGATTAAATTTTGCTGCTTTATTGTCAATGCATCCATGTTAAAACCTCCTGTAGTTTACTTAGTTGCATTTATATGCGATAACAGATACATTCTTATCATAGCAAGCCCGACATCCATTACATTTCCCTTCATGCTCATAAGCTTTACACTCTAGAGCTCCGATAGGTACTGTATCGCTAAATATTGTGCTAGTAGTCTTACCTTCGATAATTTGACCTGTAACACTATCGCTAGAGAATCTTACTACTACATTGGGCAAGTTTTGCATTCTCTCAATGACATCCTTAAACTTAGAAAACTTATGCATTCTAGTAGGTATCCAAAATTTTACCCAATGAGCTTTTGAGCATAGTTCTAAAATCTTTTCTGCTAAGTCTAAAGAATACATGTCTCCACTATCGAAAAACCTAAAGTATCTCGAAGAGTCTAAAGCTTTTACCATGTCACTAACCCATGCGTCTCTTTTCCAATCCTCTCTATTAAATTCTCTAGGCTTTTTGACATTGGCAAACCTGTAATTACCTGTTGTTGCATAACAACCTTGGCAAGCAGGTACTAGATCCCCTTGTGAGTCTTTAGATCCTGGGCAAGTGTCTAGAGCTTGAAGAGACCAAGATAGAATTCCATCTAGCTTGCTTGTTTTGCTTAGTTTGATCATTTTTAAACCCTCCATCGTTATTAATAAATATACTCTAGGATTTTGAACCAGTCAAGTAAAACCCTAGATATATCTACTAAATTATACGTTTTCTCCATTCCAGAGTAATGTCTCTAATTGTTTAAGATTTTCGATAGTCTCGTTAACCTTTTCTTTAATAAATCTATCATCCTTTAAATATTGCTCATGCTCTCCAAGATTAGCCCAGATAGATCTAATCAATAGCATACGTTGCTCTCTGTTTAGTTTAAGTTCCATTTTATACCCTTTCACGTTATAGATAGAATGATACATAGATTAATAAGAATGTCAATACACTTAATAATAGCCCTGTATTGAGTAGGCTTACTAGTTTACCTGCTTTGCTCATGCTTAGTACTCCTTTGTTATTGTTGATCATGTATACACTATAACGGATAGTTTTCTGATTAGTCAACAATTATTTTACTAGGACTTTCCCTAATGTACGGATATACAGTGGTTAGCTGCTTTGATGTCTTGGTCTAAGTGTCTTTAGATTGTCTCTCTAGTAGGTCTCAAATATGTCTCTAGAATGTAGCTATAAAATGTCTCTAGAGTGTGGTATCTCTCCTCTCACTCTCCAACTCTGGAATATGCATTGCAGCGTATATAGTTAAAATCTATTGAGTACGGGGGAGGGGGGGTTGCTATATTATTTTTATAATCAGAACCCTCTGAAACACCTAAAAAGTAGAATTAAGAAGTGCTTAAAAATTAGGCATATTGCTTAAAAATTAAGCAGATAGTCTTCCTAGTAAAATCAAGGAGTTACATAATAGGGACACAGTCAATAAGACCAGGAAGAAAAGGCTGCTGCGGAATACGTGCTAGTTTACTGGGTAGACCCGCATCGAAGACGTGCTCCGTAGGCATCATAGTAAAATATTACTTGACAAAATCTCATAAGTATGGTATAATAGTTGTACTAAGGAGAAAAAACGCTCTGTCTTACTCCTAAGTAACAACCATATAAAAAACAAATAATATAAAAACTACTTAGTTAAACTCCTAAGTATAACTTAGAAGAGAAGTAATTTTAAATGTTAGTCTCTACTCACGTAGGAAAAGGCTTAGAAGTGAACTTAGAAGATAAAGAAGATAATTCAGTTATTGTGTCTATACCACGTAGGGGTCGTCCTCCTAAGGCTGTCGTAGAAGCGAAGCGTAAAAGAGGTAAGGTAGGTAGACCCCAGGGTGACACAGGAAGAATACAAGAATTTAAAGCTAGACTCCTGAGTACCACTGGAACAAAGGTAATCGATACTGTCTTAAGGAAAGCCTTAGACGATACCGATAAAGACCAGGTAGCATGTCTGAAGATGTGCATGGATAGGCTTCTACCTGTCTCCCTATTCGAGAAAGATGCTAAGGGTCAGCGGAATGCTGTAACAATTAACATCACTGGTTTAGGTGAGACTAAGGTAGAGGCTGTAGAGACCATCGACATGGTAGATGACGATGAATCTTAACTTCGAGCTACTGCCCTGGCAAAAGAAAGTATTTAGCGACGATACAAGGTTTAAGGTTATCGTAGCAGGAAGACGCTGTGGTAAGAGTAGACTCTCAGCAGTAGCCCTCTTGGTGGAGGGACTGAGGTGTCCTCAAGGCTCAGCAGTAATGTATGTAGCCCCTACCCAAGGGCAAGCAAGACAGATTATCTGGGACTTGCTAATGGAGCTGGGTAGAGATGTAATTCAGAGTTCTCATGTGAACAACATGGACATTACTCTGATTAACGGTGCTAAGATCTACGTCAGAGGTGCTGATAGACCTGACACACTTCGAGGAGTCAGCTTAACATTTTTAGTCTTAGACGAGGTAGCTGACATAAAACCTGATACATGGGAGAAGGTGCTACGTGCAGCGTTATCAGACAAAAAGGGTAAAGCACTCTTTATTGGGACTCCGAAGGGACGCAACTGGTTCTACGATATGTATAACCTGGGGTCTTCTGAAGAGGATCAGGAGTGGAAGAGTTGGCACTTTACAACGAAAGATAACCCGCTCATTGATCCGAAAGAGATTGAAGGAGCTAAAAAGACTTTATCGTCATTTAGTTTTAAACAGGAATACGAAGCAAGCTTCGACAACGCTGGAACAGACTTATTCAAAGAACAGTGGATAAAGTACGGAGAAGAGCCTAGCGATGGTGTTTATTATATTGCAATAGACTTAGCAGGTTTTACCAATGTTAACTACTCTTCTGCAAGACAAAAGAAACTAGACGAATCAGCTATCGCTGTAGTAAAAGTAACAGAGGATGGTGAGTGGTTTGTAAAAAAGATTGAGCATGGACGCTGGGATGTTAAGGATGCTGCAGCTAGGATTCTAAAGAACATCAGAGAGTTTCAACCAGTAGGTGTTGGGATGGAGCGAGGGACGGTACGTAACGCTGTGCTGCCATATCTCAGTGATCTAATGAGAGCAAACAACGTCTACGCTAGTATACAAGATTTAACGCATGGTGGTAAACAAAAGACTGAACGAGTGGTCTGGGCATTACAAGGACGCTTCGAGCACAGTAAGGTAACACTGAATGAAGAGGAAGACTGGAGAGAGTTCCAAGACCAGCTCCTAATGTTTCCTACTGCTCAGGTACACGATGACTTAGTGGATGCCCTAAGTTACATCGATCAGTTAGCTGTAACGTCATACTTTACAAATGACGAAGAAGAAGATTATGAACCAACCGATTTCATTGCTGGCTACTAAGGAAAGATATGTACGATAAAGAATATGAAAACGACTATGTCCCTTTAAATTTTGATGAACTTAGCAAGAACCCAGCAGTATGGGAAGTAATCAAAGAAGAGATGAACTACCTAAGCGGTGACTGTCTAATGAAGATTATCACTGCTGCGAAGGAACAAGGACTTAAAGACGATAAGATCTTTATGCCAGCAGTAGAAGTTGTTGAGGTTGAGTTTGAAGACCTATTCAAATCATCGATTGATGACACCACTGAGGAAGACTAAGAATGGCTGAGTTCAAAGAAGATACAGTTACTGAAGCTGATCGTGAGTTAGTTTCATTTATTGTTGATCACTGCAATCGTTGGAGAGATCACAGAGATGTAAACTATCTAGACAAATGGGAAGAGTATGAAAGACTTTGGCGAGGAATCTGGGATGGGGCTGACAAGACTCGTGAGTCCGAGAGATCTCGTCTTATTACTCCCGCCCTCCAGCAAGCTATCGAAGGTAAGCAAGCTGAGATATCTGAAGCTGTGTTTGGTCGTGGTGAGTTCTTTGATATTGTTGATGATCGCCTTGATCCTGACCAACAAGATATTGCCTTAGTACGTCAACAGATGCATGAGGACTTTAAGTTCTCTAGGATTAAGAAAGCAATTGATGATGTGATTCTCTTAGGAGAATTATATGGTACAGGTATCGGAGAGATTGTAGTAGAAGAGAAGACTGTAATGTCTCCTGCTACCCAGCCTATCCCTGGTAGTGCTATGGCAGCGATTGGTGTTAAAGAACAGAAGAAGTTCATGGTAGGTCTAAACCCTATCAATCCTCGTAACTTCTTAGTTGATCCTAACGCTCGTGACGTAGAGTCTGCTTTAGGTGTAGCTATCGAAGAATACATGCCGTACTTTAAGATTGTACAAGGCATGGTCGATGGTACGTATCGTAAGGTATCAATCACTCCTAGCTACAACGACATGGAGTTAGAGCCTGTCCAAGAGATGTCTCCTAAGCAGGATGATAAAGTACGAGTCCTTCGCTACTATGGTCTTGTTCCTAAGAGTTACTTAGAAGAATTAAAGAAGCAAGACGGAGAAGAAGTAATAGATCTGTTCCCTGAGGGATCAATGGCTGAAGACTACCAAGACATGGTAGAAGCTCTTGTTGTCGTAGCTGACGATCAGTGGCTTTTAAAAGCTGAAGAGAATCCTTACATGATGAAGGATCGTCCTATTGTCTCCTATCAAGCTGACTCGATGCCTGGTCGTTTCTGGGGTCGTGGCACTGCTGAGAAGGGCTACAACATGCAGAAAGCTATCGACGCACAGATTCGTGCTCACTTAGATAGCCTTGCTTTGACCACTGCTCCGATGATGGCAATGGATGCTACACGTCTACCACGTGGTGCTAAGTATGACGTAAGACCTGGTAAGAACCTTCTAGTCAACGGTAATCCTAATGAGATCATGATGCCATTCAAGTTTGGCAACACAGATCCTCTAAACATGGGTACTGCTCAGGCTTTCCAGTCTATGCTCCTACAAGCAACAGGAACAATGGACGCTGCTGCTATGCCTAGTCAGGTAGCTGCAGGAGAAGCCTCTGGTGCTGGCTTATCGATGGCTCTATCGGGCTTGATGAAGAAGAACAAGCGTACCTTGATAAACTTCCAAGAAGACTTCTTAATCCCCTTCATCACTAAGTCTGCCTACAGATTCATGCAGTTTGACCCAGAGCGTTATCCTGTTAAGGACTTTGTGTTCTTGCCTGTATCTACCCTAGGAATGGTAGCTCGTGAGTACGAACAACAGCAGATGATGGGTTTAATGTCCACCTTAGGAGGTCAATCTCCTATAATCCCAGTGCTTTTACAAGGTGTAATCCAAGGTTCTAGCATTGCAAACCGTGAAGAAATCATTTCTACGCTTCAGCAAATGAGCCAACCTGACCCAATGCAGCAGCAAATGCAACAGATTGCTATGGCTACGGCTGAGGCTACCCTACAGAAGACTCAAGCAGAGGCTGCTAAAGCCCTTGCAGAGGCTCAGAAAGCTGGTGCTCAGGCTCAGGCTGTACCTGTTGAGGCTCAGGCTAAGGTAATCGCTGCAGCTTCTAAGAATACTGCTGATCCTATGGCAAATGAGTTCGAGCAACGCATGAAAATTGCTGATAGACTCATAAAAGTAGAGGATATTAAGTCCAATGAGCGTATTGCTGAGATACAAAGTATGGGAAAAATGACAAAAGGACTTGACAATTTACAATAAATATGGTATAATATATACTATAATACCACAATAAACTCTCCTTGTCAAGGAAAAAGAGTATGAATAGAGAATTACAGAATTATTACGAAAACAGATTTAGCATGATGGCTACCCCAGGGTGGCAGGATCTGTTAGAAGACATAGATTTAATGCTTAGCTCCACAGACACTGTCAAAGGTGTAGAAACTGTAGAGCAACTCCACTTCAGAAAGGGCGAAGTCTCTATCATGACGTGGATCAAGAACTTAAAACAGTCTAGCGAAGAAGTATATGAGCAGCTTCAGCAGGAAGAAGACAATGCCAAGACGACTGTTTGAATTTGAATGTAAGAATTCGCATATCACCGAAGCCTTCGTCGATGCAGACACAAAAGAAGTTCGGTGTGGTGAGTGTGGCGAGATTGCTACTCGCATTCTTTCCTCTCCTAGGTTGGGTTTAGATCCTATCTCTGGAGATTTCCCTAGTGCTACTGCACGATGGGCAAAGATGAGAGCTGAGAAGCTGGCATTGGAGAGAAAAACAAAAGCAAATCACGGCTCGTAAATGGACTCTTGACCACCGAGCTATTTTTTAAATGTCCTAAAATCGCATTGCGACAGGAGAATATACATGGCTGCTAATTTTATCGAACTGCAAGAAGAAGTAACTGACGAGAAGTACACTGATCCAACACAACCAGAGAGTACAACCCCAGACGCTGTAGAACAAACTACAGCACAACCTGAAGAGGCTGCTCCTGAAGTACCTGAGAAGTATCGTGGTAAAGCTCTAGACGAGATTATCAAGATGCATCAAGAAGCCGAGAAGTTAATCGGACGACAGGCACAAGAGGTTGGAGAAGTACGTAAGTTAGCTGACTCGCTTCTAAAGCAACAACTCGAATCGAAGCACGACACACAGCCAAGTAAAGCACAAGAGATTGATTGGTTTGAAGACCCTGAGAAAGCAGTAAAACAGGCTGTAGAAAATAATCCTGTTCTTAAGAAGATGCAAGAGGAGCAAGCTAAACAGGCTCAGCTCGTAGCACTGCAGACAATTGAGAAGGCACATCCTGATTTTGTAAGCGTAGCACAGAGTGACGATTTTCAGCAATGGGTAACGTCTTCTAAGATACGTACAAGGTTATACGAACAAGCGTCAGACTACGATGTAGATTCAGCGTTAGAGTTACTAGATACTTACAAGTCTCTACGTAATGTCAAACAACAGCAACAAGAAACAGTTAAAGCTGCTGATGAGTCTCTTAAGAAAGTAGAAGCTGAAACTAGAAGTAAAAACCTTAAAACTGCTGCAGTACAGCAAGGTGGCACTGGAGAGTCAACAAAACCTGTTTATCGTCGTGCAGATCTTATTCGCTTAAGAATGCAAGAT